AGATCGAAGATGCTGTTAGCGAAGACGACTTTCGTGGCAAAGAACGAGTTGAGGCCGTATTTAATCGTTTCCGCTGTAACTGAGTCTGTTTTGTAGATGGCGATACCTTTCCAACGACTTTCGTAGAGACCGGCGACTCCATCCCTTGCCTCACCAGAATCGGACCCAACGACAACAAGAGTTGGTCTTCTAGCATCTTGTTCCCAAGTTGATTCAGTGAGGAATTCGGGGTTGGATACGATACTCTGGACGCCAGTTCTCCCCACAATTCTGCGAACTGTACCTGGCAAGACCGTAGATCGGATGACAAATGTTTGAGTTCCGCCAAAAGACGAGATTTTTCTAACGTAGTCTTCGATGTATCCGGTGTCTTGCTTGCCGTCTGCTCCAGTAGGAGTTGGTAAACATATAAAAATGTATCGGCATTTCGCTGCATCTTCGAGAGTAATATTGCTCCCTTGGAGGTCAAAGTATCGAGTGATTCCAAGGGAGAGGCCGGTAGCCTTTCCAACAACTCCGTATCCGAAAATACAGGCAGACTCCATGTCATGTCTCAAACAAAAGTGGCTCTAACGCCGACTTAAAGACCTTGTTCAAATTCCTGTTCTTACGCAGGAATTGGGACAACTGCATCGGGCCACCATCAAGTAACTTGGATTTAATCATCCCCGCTGTTTCATAATGGTATTTTTTCTCGTAAGCCGCTCTCTGTTCAGGAGCAGCATCCCCCGGCCCGTAATTCGTATTAGTTACCCCATCCATACCATTCATAATGTCTATATTGGAACTAAACTTGCGGTTGATCGTGTTCGGGCCAAAGATGTCTCTGAATGGGGGGAAATCAAAGTTGACTACCACCACCTGCCTCAACATTCCAGCCTCCTGTGTTACCAGGGAGTATGATTCAGACCTGGACGGCATAATGAAGACGTTGGCAAGCATCTGAAAGTCTCTGACTTGAATGTGGGGTATTTCATAATTCCACGCCGGTTTTTCTTCCGAAGTAAAGATCAACTCTCCCTGAGCTAGCTTGTTATCTATCCCCAACTGCTTTAGGTCGTCCCGGTAAGTTACTTTGTCTCCCGCCGTCGAGTGAAAATCAACTACCACGATCCGAACAGACATGTCATGCCTCTTGAGGGCAGCCATGGTCTTGATTACCATCTCCACCTGCTTCCCCCGGTCTAGCCTTACGGGATATATGCAGATAGCGTCTGCTTCTAGGAATTTATACTTCTCCGCAACTTGTTTTACTTCTTCCCCAATCCCCAAAAACTCATATACGTCGGTAGGATGATGCACCGTTTTTACCAGATCCTGGGATACTCCAAAGTTCTCCGCAATCCGGGGAATTGAGTAATCGTTAAAAAATACATATCTGGAATTGGGAAACGGTTGAGCAATCACTTCCAGGTATTTGTCCTCAAAGTAAGGACGAAGGGTCGCCAGCGTGACTGGGGAAGTGGCAGAATGAATCCAGTGCAGCCAGCGGATATTAGGCATCTTCTCCGCCACCATCCGGGCAGCCATGTTGTGCTTCAAGCAAGAGTTTTGATAGATAATGTCGTGAGTCAAGACTACATCCGCCCCCTCTAGGATCTTCGACAGTTTGTCTCGAAGCATCTGAACATCCAGATCAAAACTTTCATCCTTCTTCACTTCATTGTGAACCGGAACCTGGGGGATTCTTTCAATCTTTACATTCGGATTCAGATACTCACCCTTTGGTTCAAACGTCTCCGCCACAATGACTTTGATCTTGTACCCATTCCGGGTGAACATCTTAATCTGATCAATGACAACCCTATTGAGACTGTAGGCCTCGTCTGCTGAAGAAAACGAAGTGAAAATTATGCAGTTTTTAGGATTTACGATCTCACCCATTATGAATCATTATACCCCAGAAAAAACCAGAAGCAAGAACCAGTTAAGCTGGATTTGCCCGACCAATCACTGAAATGCAAACCACTGGGTTAAAATCCCACCCCTGTTCGCAAACCGCATATACCCCCTTGGTAAAAGAGAGGGGGCTGGCAAACACGTTGATATCGTTGTCCGTGGTGGAGCAATCCAGCCACCACTTTAAATTGCTGGGAGTCGCTTCTGCGGCAACTGTCGCATCGTATATTGCCACCGTCGCAGCCCCGCCCCCCGAAGATAGTTTCAGACAGGTCACCTCATTGGAACCTGAAATTTTTTTTTCCTTCTCCGTGTCTGTCGGTTTCCAGACTCCCGCTAGTGAATATGTGTGTTTTACTAACATATTTATAAGGTTGTGGTAGTAGAAGTAGAAGTAGATGTCGACGTAGAGGTTGAAGTCGAAGTCGAGGTACTGGTTGTCGTCGTGGACGTAGATGTGGTCGTGGTGGAGGTTGAAGTGCTAGTTGTTGTAGACAGGGGAGCAAAATACCACTGGGTAGTCCTTGCGTCGTAAACCCAGAGAGCACCATTTTTATTGTCATAGTAATACTGCCCATCCTGGGGTTGGGTAGGCTGGACGTTAAACGTCACAAGTCTCTTTGACTCAACTGCTGAAAAATGTGTATCAGGTGCCATATTTATCCACTGGTTGTGGTAGACGTAGAAATAGAGGTAGATGTCGAGGTGGAAGTACTCGTTGTCGTAATAGAGGTCGAGGTTGAAGTCGACGTACTGGTCGAAGTCGAAGTAGACGTTGAACTAAACCAGAAACCCAGCCAATTATTGCCACTGTAACGAAACCAGGCTTTCTTGCCGGAATCCCAATATTCGTCACCCGAAATCGGGTCAGACGGAGCCGTCGTGGCTACCGGGAGCCTCCCTTGTAAATCGGTGATATGTGTTCCTGTTGCCATAATTTATTATACAGTCGTCGATGTCGATGTAGACGTAGACGTACTGGTCGTTGTGGACGTGGTAGTAGATGTGCTGGTTGTCGTTGTTGATGTAGACGTACTGGTTGTGGTTGTCGAGGTAGAAGTCGAAATCGAGGTGCTGGTGCTTTGAGAAGTAGAAGTGCTGATAGTCGTCGAAGTCGAGGTCGATTGAGAAGTTGAAGTGGAAGTTGTGGTAGTAGACGTTGAAGTTGAGGTGCTGGTTGAAGTAGAGGTCGAAGTTGAAGTAGAAGTAGAGGTTGTCAATCCCAACCCAGACCACTTAGCTCCATCGTACCGCATCCAGCGATTGTAAGTTGTGTTGTAATATTCGTCTCCCGTGGCCGGAGTAGTCGGGTTAACGGTTCCTGTTGGAAGTCGTCCTGCGATTGATCCGAAAGTTGTAGACATATGCCTCAAATGTGGAACGGTTAAGGAAAGTTGATCTACAGAGGCGGGTCAACTTCCCTGTGAATTATGAAGCGTATGCGGCTCCGTCACCCTTGCTACCGTGTACGCCCCTCCAGTCGGAGAACCCTTTAGAGAATCTCTCACGGCATTTGAACAATGCGCTGCCACTCTCAAACTGGTCATCCTGTTTGAATTCAGCCCGGACTCTCCAGTACCAGTTGAGTTCATGGAGCTTGGAATCAATCAGCCACCACGCTGTCGTGGAAGTCAGATATATCCAGTTGATTATCCTGAACGCCCCCTTGTAGTAGTTCATGTCGTTGTCGGCTGTACCCGCCCTCATGCCGGAATCAATCAATTCGTGGGCTTTCTTGTCAAGATCAACCGGAACCAACAAGGTGTCGAACTCAATGTCGATCTTCATCCCCTTGTCGTCCAAGAGTTTGATACCGGCCAAGCGAACAGTCTCCAAATTGGGTTCACTTAGAATCAAGCCAGTCGAGGAGGCATTGGATTGAGCCGTTCCACCGTCAGCACGGGGATGGCTGATTGAGCAGAGGGGTTTGGCGTCTCCACCCTGGTCTGTGGTATCAAAAGCGTTGTTGAAGACCTTGGCGGCATGGAATTCAGCCGTCCTGCGTGCAGCCCTACCCAGAGCCGCCGGTTTCTTATTCATCTTGTTGTAGAGGGCATCCTCATATAGCTCTTCAGAAATCTTGAAACCCTTGGTGAATTTCTTGTGGGTATAAGTTATGTCATACATCTGAACCGGATCTTCATACCTGATATTATCCTGTTCACTCGTTTCATCCAGGTAGCCGAAGCCGGACAAGGCCGAATCTCTTTCATCCTGCTTGTCGCTTTCGTTGACGTGAAGCAGGGTTTCCAGCTTCATGGGGATTTCCTTGAACCTGTCATCAAAGATCTCCCTGAAACCGGGTTCCAAAATGTCTCCAAATAATGCACGATTAGCCATGTTTTATGCAGCCACAACTGCGGTGGAATTCCCAATATGCGTTAGCAACTGGGGTTCAGCCACCCTAAATAACCCTTTTGACGCATCCGCATCCCCGTCGGGATCAATCACTAGAAGTTGAAATTGACCAGAAGTATCGGAAGCAGACGACTGATCTATCTGATCCGAAGCGGCCAGTACGTCAAAAAGCTGGAAGAGATTGGCTTGGGCCAGAGTTCCATTGGAGTCATTGTAATAAAGCAAAGAACCGGCGGGGTCGATGAAGACTTCCGCCATAATATAATGGGTTCTGGTTGAATTGTCCGAAGCCGTAGTCACGGTATCGTCGCCAGAAAGAGTCGCCCCGGTGTTGTTTGTATAACCAAGAGCCAAAAGGTTTCCGCCGTTTTCATCGACTAAACCCTGAATTACTCCCAAAACCGGATTACCAGCTCCAACCAAATCAATCAAACCAGAAGTGTTTACCCGAACTGCGTCACCAATCGTAAGTGTTTTAGAATCTCCCGCACGAATCTTCAGGGCCATCGGGGACTGTGATCCCAAAAGGCTCTTGCCGTATCGAAAACCCGTTGATGCTGTGTATGCCATGTTCTTCTTTCACTAGAAAGTATAGAACATGTTGGCTACCACTTGTCAAGTTTAGCTTCAAAAAACCCCTTATTCCTTCTTCAAATCGTCGTCTTCGAGTCCCGGCCCGTACCAAGAAACTCCGTCCTTATCAACTCCCCGATCCGGTATTTCATCGCCCCGGTCTTCCCTCTTCTTAATTTCCCGTTCTTCCATCGGACTCAAAACTGGTTTGCCCTCAACTGGAGTCACGGTTGGCAACTCTGAACCCAACTGGATTATTTCTTTCTTTTCCAAATCCTTGTGGCCGTTCATGTGTCCCAGAACCGCTATTTTAGAAACATGACCATACTCACAGTGGGGACATTTATAGTTTCCCGTTGCTCTTTCCTGTTTTATCTCCACCTCTTCGAGAAATTGATACCTGGTCAAGAGATCTTTTGCCACACTGTCGTCAAAAATCAGAGTTTCGCCGACTTTGATGGAA